AGCGCAGCCATCAGTAGATGAGTTTATCGGTAAGTTGCTAGAGGATTAGGTAGTGCCCAGCACCAGCAAACGACAACGTAAATTCATGGCCGCTGCTGCCAATAGCCCCGGTTTTGCTAAAAAGGCGGGCGTGCCTCAGTCTGTTGCTCAGGATTTTCATAAAGCAGATAAACGGAAAAAGAAAAACAGGAGTGGTATGGTTGCCGCTCTGACATCGGAGCCAAAGGGTTATGCCTGACAACGATTACAGCAGCAATGCGACGATGGAAACGCCAGCCGATGCGGGCAAGGGATTGCCGGGTGTCGTCAATCGCTGGGTGACTGAGCTTGATTTAGCCGACAAACAGGAAGCCGATTGGCGGAAGCGGGCGAAGGATACGGAAGCCCGCTATCGTGACGAAAAAGTTGACGCAAAGAACCCGGGCCGTTATTCCGGCACTAATCGCTTCAACATCCTCTACTCGAACATACAGACCATTTGCCCAACCCTGTATAACCAAAGCCCTTTGCCTGACGTGCGCCGCCGGTATCGTGATGCAGATCCCATTGGCAAAGAAGTCTCCGAAGTCCTTGAGCGCTGTTTGTCATTCACGATGGATGATTGCGACTTTGATCGCTACATGCGTCTGGCCGTGAAAGATCAACAACTCTGCGGCCGTGGCATTACCCGAGTCCGCTATAACCCTGCATTCGCTGACGAAACCGACGAGATAAGTGGCGATAGTTATGAATCGCTGCAAGGCGAGGAAGTCAAATTCGAGCACGTTAATTGGGCTGATTTTCGTCACGGCCCCGGCAGGACATGGGAAGAAGTGCAATGGATTGCATTTCGGCATCTGATGACACGCGACGAATTGAAATCAAAATTCGGCGACAAGATGGGCGAAGAAGTACAGCTCGATTACTCCCCGATGGGCATGGAAGAAAAAGACGGCGACCCGATAACCGACACGTTCAAGCGAGCCACGGTGTGGGAAATCTGGGCAAGGCCTCAAAAAGAGGTGCTGTTCATTTCGAAGACGTTAAAAGAGCGCCCGTTGAAAACCGAACCAGATCCACTACAACTGAAAGACTTTTTCCCAACGCCACGCCCGCTTTACGCAATGGAAAGCACCGACAGTCTGGTGCCGGTCGAGCCGTTCCGGTTTTATCGTGATCAGGCCGACGAATTAGACAAAATTACAGTTAGGATTTCAGGCATTATCGCTGCCTGCAAAGTCCGTGGTATTTACGATTCAACGATAACGGAAATGCAGAACATCATGGACGCCTCTGAAAACATGATGATCCCAGCGCAGGATGTGCTGCCGCTCATGCAATCCGGTGGCCTTGAAAACGCGATATGGATGTGGCCGATTGAAAGAATCGCAGGCATTCTCGGGCAGCTTTACGTTCAGCGCGAGCAGATTAAAACAACCATTTATGAAATCACCGGCATCGCGGATATCATGCGCGGTAGCTCAATTGCAGCAGAAACCTTGGGCGCACAGCAACTCAAAGTACAGTTCGGCACGATGCGTATGGACGATTCGCGCCGGGACGTGCAGCGCTACGCACGGGATTTGATCAGAATCGCCGCTGAAATCATCAGCGAGTATTTCACGCCGGAATCTTTGCAGATGATGACGGATATTAAGTTGCCGTCGATGGAAGAAAAGCAGCACGTTCAGATGCTGTTGCAAAGCCAACAAATGGCGATGCAGAATCAGCCGCCGCCCCAACCGGGCCAGCCACCAGCGCCGCCCCCGGAGATCCCACCGGAAATCATGGAGATTTTAGAAAAGCCAACTTGGGGCGAATGTATTCAACTGCTGCGTGATGACAAGCAGCGAAGTTTTCGCGTTGACATCGAAACAGACTCTACGATTTCAGGCGACTATGCCGCAGATCAAAAGGCCATCACAGAATTGCTGCAAGGCGTTTCTGCTTTTATCAATGACGCAGGGCCAGCGGTGACAGCCGGTTATTTGCCCATAGAAGCAGCAAAAGCAATGATCATGGCGGCTGTACGCCGGTTCAGGCTAGGCCGTGAGGTCGAAGATGCGCTCGACATGATTGGCGAAAACGAGCCAGCGCCGACAGAAGAATCTGGCGTCAACGATGCGTTGCAAATGAAGCTCCAGATCGAGCAGGCAGAAGCCCAGACCAAGGCGCAGGAAGTAGAGCAGAAGATGCAGATCGAACAAGCGAAGATGAATATGGAATCGCAGGGTAAGCAAGCAGACCTGCAGATGGAAGAAAAAGATCTGGCATTGCGGGAGCGTGAACTGGCGTTAAAAGAATTTGAAGCGCAAAAGCCAGAGCCAAATCCCGAAAGCAAAATTCAGGCTGATGTAATGCTGGCGCGGGAAAAAATGCAGTTTGAAGCGATGGAGGCTGATAAGCAGCGTCAGGTTGATTTAGCGAAAACCATCATGGCGGAATTTAACGGCCCCGAAGAAACGTTGACCAGCCCGGAACAGGCACTGAATCGGGCTGCGGAAATCATGGACAGAATCAAAGCAGTTGTAGAAGCAACCAATCTGCCCTTGGCTGACACGACAATGTTGGTGGCTGGTGAACCGGAAATCACCGAAACAACAGTTATTGTTGATGATCAAGGCCCGATATTGCAATAATCCGACGATGAGCGCTTATAAAGATAATTACGACAAAATTACATGGGATCGAACGGGCTATGATAATTCGCGTGAAAAATCACGACAACGTGTAGCCGGGCCTTATGTTCAGGGCGATTATAAGCCTTACGAATGCCCGATCACCGGAAATATTATTGACGGAAAGCGTGAACACGCGCAAAATTTAGAAAAACACGGGTGTCGAGTTCACGAAAAAGGTGAATTTGAGGATGTCAAACAGCATGGACGCCAGCGCTACGAAGCAGAATTAGATCGAGCGATTGACAAGGCGGCAGAAGCCGCCGCCCGTGAAATTGATTGGTGACAGCGAGGTAATTTTATGGCAAACGATGCAATCATCGGCGCAGAAATTGATGCCGAGCCGGTAGAGCAGTCCATCGGAGATTTTATTGGCGAGCAGATTGACGCCGCCGAAGCATCGGATATTGAGCCAGCGCCCGCTGTTGAAGAAAATCGGGATCGTGCGGAAGAACCCGCACCCCAGGAAGAAGCCGTCGAGGTATCGGCGGAAAAGACCGACGAGGTAAGCGCTGAACCTGAAAACGAGGCCATTACAGCGCCGCAATCAATGTCGTCTAAAGATCGTGAAGCATTCTATACTTTGCCGCCTGAAAGCCAGCAATGGATCTCAGATCGCGTCAAAGAGCAAGAGGCTGACTACACGAAAAAGACGATGGAAGTCGCAGAACAGAGGAAATTTTACGAGAAACTAGAGCAGGCCATAGCGCCCCACCGTCAACAATTCGCCATGAACGGAATGGACGATAGCACAGCGATTACGCAGCTATTAGCATTGTCCAATTATGCCGAACAAGATCCGGTGGGTTTCTCGCGCTATCTGCTCCACAACCGTGGCATTCCACTATCTGCCTTAACAGATAACGCTGGGGTAGAACCCGGCGACCCTCAAATTGCTGAAATGCAGCAGCGTTTGGCGGGTTTCGAAAATCATATTGCACAACAGAATCAGCAACAACTGGAACAACAGGGCCAGGTGGTTTCAGGCGTTATAGACGATTTTGCTTCAAAGCATCCGTTCTATGGCGAACTGGAAGCAGATATGGTGCCTATTGTAGTTGCGTTGAAAGATAGCAAACCCGGATTAACGCACGATCAATACTTGGACATGGCATATAAGATGGCCGCAGCAACCAACGAAAATGTGTCAAGCAAGATTGAGATCGACCGCAAAGCCAAAAGCGATGCGGAACGAGTAGCGAAGGCAAAAGAGAATGCCGCGAACGCTCGACGCGCCGGGGGAACCAACATTCAACCATCAGGCACATTGCCTCCAAGCGTTGCACATTCTAAAAATGTAGATGATTTTATCGGAGCCTTGGTCGACGAGCGCATTTCGGCTTAGACAAAGGTGGAATAAACCATGCCAGCTAATAGTAGCTTCACAGAAATATCGGCGATTACATATCGTCATTTCAAAAACAAGTACGTTACGGATAACGTATCTAACCACACCGCTCTGCACCAGCGACTGACGGAAAGAGATCGCGTTGATCTGATTTCCGGCGGCTGGGAAATTCAGGTGCCGCTGGATTATGCCGAAAACGGCACCTACCAGCGATATAGTGGCTATGACACGTTGGACATAGCGCAGTCGGAAGTGTTTACCGCTGCGAACTTCTCATGGAAACAGGTTGCAATTAACGTTGTCGCCAGTGGCCTCGAAGTTCGTCAGAATGCCGGGAAAGAAGGCGTCATTAAGCTCGTTAAAAACAAGCTGAAAAACGCAATGAAAACCGCCGGTAACAACTTTTCCAGTGATATGTATTCAGATGGCACCGCAGCAAACCAGATCAACGGTTTGCAGGCGCTGGTATCTGATGCCGGAACCGGCACAGTCGGTGGTATCAACTCCTCAACGTATACGTTCTGGAAGTCAGGATTACAGTCGGCGGCCTCGCCAATTCAAGGCGGCGGCGCTATTACGCCCTCTTCGACAACTATCGAGAGCCTGATGCTCCCGTTATGGTTGCAGTTGACGCGTAATAACGATCAACCTGATCTGATTGTGATGGATGACACCTACTTCACGTTCTTCGATAACTCGCAGACGTCAATCCAGCGCTATACCAATACTACTGACCTTAAAACCGGCACCACTTCGCTCAAGTACAAAGGGGCGGATGTAGTGTATGACAGTCTGGCGGCGGGTATGCCTGATCAACACGCATACTTCCTGAATACCGATTACATCGGCCTTTGCGCCCATAGGGATGCAAACTGGACGGAAGTCCCCGAGAAATCTTCGGTAAACCAAGACGCTGAAGTGCTGCCAATTATCTGGCAGGGCAATATGACTGTAAGCAATCGTTCGCTGCAAGGCGTAATGAAGGCTTAACCGGCATTAGATAGGAGAAAATCATGTCTGATTATCAAATCATTAACCCCATCGCCGGTATGCAGAATATTGGCGACACCTCGACAACCCAGAATCAGGTGCTGGGAACTATCGTTCAAGCGAACGACGTAGCTTCTACGGCTTACGGCGCTGGGATGTTTATCTATCTCTCGGGCGTAGCATCCACAGTGCTCGGCTCCTGGGTAACTTTTCACCAAGATGACAACACCACTGCTCTGTTAGCCGCAAATGCTATCGGGCCGGTCGGCGTCTCTATGTCAATTAATGTTGCCAGCCAATATGGTTGGTATCAGATATACGGCAAAGGAGTCGGCAAGTGCCTCGCTAGTTACGCCGATAACGGACTCGTTTATGCGACCGCTACGGCGGGCAGCATTGATGATGCTGTTGTTTCTGGCGATCGAGTGAAGCTGGCTATTGGTGCATCGGCAATCGACACACCATCGACTGGCCTTGCGGAGTTTGAGATCCAATATCCGTTTATGGATGACGGCACCTCCGCGTAAGGGTATCTCCCCCCGCAACTTGGACGCCTCGAAAGGGGCGTCCCTTTTTAATCTTTGGAGGCGTCAAAAATGATTGAAATACGGCCCGGAGATAACGAAGAACGGCCCTGTTATATCGAATTTGAACTAAGAGCCGACGAAGACAGGAACGCAACAATTGAAGCCGGAATGCCGGTATTCAAAGACGTCGAGTATGCAAAACTAACACCGGCGGGCAGTCAGGGCACGCTGGTTTCTGAGAAAGTAGTAACAGATCAGTTATTAAACGAATGGCGTCATGGCGACCGGAGAGGAAGCCGACCTATTCCATATTACATACAGGCGTATGAAGCATGGAAGCAAGGGCTGGAAGTGCCGGTTAATGGTTCCAGCGTCAAGCATTGGCCCGGTGTCACACCCGCGCAATTGAGAACGTGCCAGGAGGCAGGCATTCAAACAGTCGAAGATTTAGCGCTTTCCAACGCCGACACTATACGGCGGCTGGGTATGGGCGGTCTTGCGCTTGTTAAAAAGGCCAAAATATACTTGGAAAACGCCGGAACCAATAAAGCCGCAGAGCAAATTTCCGCGCTGGAGCTGAAAATTGAAGCAATGGAAACGTTAATCAAAACCCAGAGCGAGCAAATAACCGAACTGCAAAATGACTTAGAATCGCGCCCTGCAAAACGTGGCCGACCTAGAAAAGAAGCGGCATGACACTTCTAACCATTGTTCAAAACGCATGCGATTCAATCGGCTTATCCCAGCCTTCGGCAGTCATTGGTTCGACAGATCAAAACGTAATCACATTGCAGGCAATGGCGAACACGGAAGGCCGTGAGTTGCTTGATAGGTTTTCATGGCCTGCCACGCAGATAGAAGTGACCCATACATCACTTGCAGCGGAATTGCAGGGCGTAATGACAACGCTTGCGCCCGGATTCAGCTATATCACAAGCTCGACATTCTGGGATCGAACGCTAACGCAGCCCGTTCGAGGGCCGTTATCGCCAATCGAATGGCAGGCGTTGAAAGCCCGCACCGCGACGGGGCCGTATGCAAGTTACCGCATATTTGGCGGAAAACTATACGCCTACCCTGCCCCGTCAGCCGGTAATACCTGGGTATTCGAGTATCAATCGACGTACTTTTGCCAATCGGCCGCAGGCGCGAATCAATCGAAATGGACGGCGGACACGGATACCGGGGTACTCGATGAGCACCTGATGGAGATGGGCATAATCTGGCGGTTTAAGAAGAAAAATGGCCTTGATTATTCCGAAGATTTTCGTTCCTACGAGCAAAAATTAGCAATGGAAATGTCTCGCGCAGGCGGCAGGCCAATCTTGGATATGATTGAAGAAATACCTACTCGGGGCGTCTACATCCCCGAAGGGAGCTGGGCGTAATGGACGACAAGGAGTTGAGTGAATTTATCGAGATGGTTCTTGCCCAGAACCCGGAACTGCTGGAATCTCTTTTGAACGAAGAAGAAATTCCCGAGGAATCCCAGGATATAAATAATATTCCGGTATCTATTCCGAACGATCAAGGGAATTATCTACATCCAACCATTGAACCAAATCGCTATGGCGTAGCAGGCCCAGTGGGTGATTTATCCGGCTATGCCAACGTTGGAATGGATGGCTTAAAGCCGCTGGATGTTGCTGCTGGAATAAGCGGAAATCGCGGAGATTTGAACGTTAATATTCCACTAGACGATCCAAGAAGATTTAATCTTTCTGCCGAAACAGAGATTGCAGGCAATATTTTATCTGCCGGTATGACGCCAATGGAAAAAGCACTCTTTCTTAATATTGGCAGAAGATTTTGATATGGCAGAAGCACGGTTTAGTAACTTCGGTGGATTGCAGGGCCTTCAGCGTGGCGGACTCCCTGCTGCCCCTGCTCCTGCCGCTGCCCCTGCTCGTGCGCCTGCCCCTGTCGTTACTCCTGTCGCTGCCCCACGACCGATAGCTGGCCCAAAAGGTATGTTCAGGCCGGGAAGCGCACTTGCAATTCCTGCCCCCGTATCTTCGCCGGTAGCTCCTGCGCCAGTTAACTATCCTGTGGCTGATTTAGTTGCTCAACCTCCAGCTCCGGTTACGAGCAATGTGGTTGCTCAACCTTCACCGATACAGCAGCCCCAGCCCCAGCCCGTGGCTTTTGAAACAGGGGCTAAAGATATTAGTTACAGCACACCGGGTGATGCCGCCATAAGGCATGGCATGACGCCGGATAATATTTTTGCGCCCGGCCAGTTTCTTGATAAATTTCAAAATGATGCGGTAGAAGAAGGCATTACGACAGGCGGCAACAGGAATATACTTGCCAGTCTTCGATCTAATAAAAATATTCTCGGTCAGAATCCCGCACAAGCAACACTTCTCAGGCAGTATTTAACCAGCGGAACCGTTCCCGAGGGACTGAGTCCACAGTTTGCGCTCAACGCTTATGATTGGGCAATCCGTAGAGAAGCCCGCAGACAACAGACTAAGCCACCGAGCTTTTTACAGCGTATTGCGGGGCCTGCTATAGCAATTGCCACCCGCAAAGCATTAGGGCCGATAGGATCACAAATTGCTGGTAATCTAGTTGGCCGAACGTTAACTAAACCTGATCCATTAGCGTCCGCAGCACGGCTTCCTGTTCAAACTGCTCCTCAGACCTCATTCGTGACCCTTCCCGGTGGAGAACAGGTTCCACGAAATCGCTTTGGCGCATTGTCCCCAATGGCGGAAAGGCTAAGAATGATGAATGCGTTAACGGGCTAGATTCTAAAAATGTTACAGCCAATCAAAAATAACGCGCAACGGATCACAACATCACAAAATGTAAGCATTCCTGCGCCCGTTAGAGGATGGAATGCACGGGATTCTTTGGCGAATATGCCCGAAGATTTTGCGGTATCGCTCGATAATATGTTTCCAAACCTCACAAGCTGCGACTTGCGTAGCGGGTATGAATCGCATAGCACGGGCAACGGCACGGGCGCTGTAGAAACACTGGTTGAGTATGCGGGGCCGGTAACACGCAAACTCATTAGTGCAGCCGGTAGTGTTATTTACGATTCAAGCGCGGCAGGCGGCTCGACATCGATTGCAACCGGCAAAACGAATGCCCGGTGGCAGACGACGATGATGGGAACATCGGGCGGCAATTTTTTATATTTTGTGAATGGTGAGGACGCGCCAATTTACTATAACGGTTCGGCGTTTGTTACGCCGACGCTTTCGAGCGTTACCGCAGCCGACATTATCCATGTGACGACGCATCAGCGGCGGTTGTTTTTCGTTTTCAAACAAAGCCTTACGTTTGGCTATCTGCCGGTGGTTTCCGTGGCTGGCACGGTTTCAACGTTTGATCTAAGCGGCCTTTGTCGAAAAGGCGGCTACTTGATGGCAATTGGATCGTGGACGCGGGATGGTGGCTCCGGCCCTGATGACTTATTCGTTGCGATAACTTCAGAAGGCGAGGTTATTTTGTATTCAGGCAACGATCCCAGCACAGCAGCGGATTGGGTGTTATCCGGCGTATTCAGCATCGGTAAGCCAATCGGCAGGCGCTGCATTGAAAAAGTGGGTTCTGATTTAATCGTAACGACACAGGATGGCGCTATATCGCTGACGACATTCTTACCGATTGATCAGGTCGCCAGCACCAGCATGGCGATGTCCACAAACATTCAGAACGAGTTTTTGGCCTCTGCGCGAAGCTATGGGGATAACTTTGGCTGGCAATCGCTGCATTACCCCCAAGGATCGTACCAATTATTTAATATTCCGATCAGTACAACGACTGCTTACCAGTACGTTATTAACACCCAAACCGGCGCGTGGTGCCGATTTACCGATCAAAATGCCGCTTGCTGGGCGCTCTATAACGGTGATCTGTATTTTGGCGCTCAAGACGGCGGAATAATCTACAAGGCTGACACCGGCGTGTCGGACAATTCAAACAATATTGATTGGAAAATTTTGCCAGCGTTTTCGTATTACGGTGCAAGAGGCAGTCAGAAATTATTCACGCTTTGCCGCCCGCATTTTACTGCAACCGGCTCTCCCGGGTTTGCAATAGACTTGAATCTGGATTTTTCCGACAGAACGCCAACCTCCGTCCCGACAGAGCCAACAATTACCGGTGCGCTTTGGGACGTTGCGAGATGGGATACGGGCCTCTGGACGGGCAGCGCTCAGACGGCCAATTGGGTAACTGTCAGGGGGTTGGGCGAAGCCGCGTCACCCGCGATCCACGGTGCCACCAAGTCAATCACGATTAAATTCAACTCCTATGACATGGTGTGGCAACAAGGAAATGCGATTTGACTACATTGGTATTTGGGCGCGATGAGGAACTGGCAACATGGGCAGAACAAAGCGGTATCGGGCCATTTCAACGGCCATTAACTGCGATAGGTGTTGCGGATGGGAAAGGCGAAAAAATCATGGCAGTTGCAATATATAATAATTATCGGCACCATTCGGATATCGAAGTATCCTTCGTTGCAGCGACCCCACGCTGGGCCACGCAAGGCAATATTCGGGCAATGTTGCATTACCCGTTCGTTCAGCTTGGCGTGAAAAGGTTGTCTGCTATCACTACGAAGAAAAACAAACGTTGTCGAAAATTATTAACGGGCCTCGGCTTCAAGCAGGAGGGCGTGCATCCGTTTGCCGGATCAGATGGCGCGACAGCGATCACATATGGCCTTTATTCCGAGCCAGCCAAAAAATGGGTGAATCAAGATGGGTAAGAAGTCTCCAAAACAACCGCCGCCACCCGATCCCGTAGCAACAGCCGAGGCGCAAGGCGCGATGAACAGAGAGACAGCGATAGCCCAATCGCAGCTTAATCGGCTTGATGAATATACGCCTTATGGATCGTCACTTTATACGCCAACCGGCGCTCGTACACCCGAAGGGATACAACGTTACCGGCGGGATACGACGCTCGATCCGGCCCAGCAACGGATCGTAGATCAACAAAACCTTGTCAACGAAGAATTGAATCGTGTTGCAGCAGGACAGGTCAGCAGGGTCGGAGAAACGTTAAAAACACCATTTTCTTACACCGGAATGCCGTATGGGGGCAGGGCTTCTGATGTTGCTCAGACCGAGATGGATTTACGTCAGGCGACATATAATCCGTATGACCTGCAAGCAGGAAAATCACCCGCGCCAACCGCCCAGGATATAGGAGCTGCTGCGGATGCTGCTGGTATTGCAACAGGACGCGCCACAAGCTCTTTTGATAGCCCATTTGATTATTCATCGGCACCCGCATCGCCGGAAGCCGATGCTGCTGCGAGGCAACAGGTTATTGATTCTGTTTATGGGCAATTTCAATCACGCCTTGATCCACGTTTTGAAGGCGAAAAAATAGCAATGGAAAACCAGTTAGCTAACTCTGGCATTCCGCGAGGCAGCCCTGCGTTTTCAGCAGCAATGGACGATTTTAATCGTGGCAGAAATGATGCTTATCAAACTGCTTTGAATGCAGCAATTCAAGCGGGCGGTGCAGAGCAATCACGGTTGTTTGGCTTAGGCACCCAAGCTCGACAAAGTGCTATTGCAGAGCAGAATTATTTGAGAGGATTGCCAGCATCCGAACAGGCTCAGATACTGGCAATGCAAGGACAGGTGCAAGGGCTGCGCGGCACCCAATTTGATGCACTAGGGAATGTGCGTGACAGGCAAATACAAGAACAATTGCAACAACGCCAAATTCCCATGCAGGAATATCAGAATCTAGCGGCCATGCAATCGGGCTTGTTTGGATTACGCGATACGGAACGCGGGCGTCGTATTCAGGAAGCGGCTTATCTACGCAACTTGCCGCTTAATGAAACAACCGCGCTCATGTCCGGCACGCAGATACAGAATCCAACGTTCGGGGCAGCGCCACAAACGGCCATTGCAGGAACAGATTATACCGGCCTAGTCAGCAGCACTTACGGCAATCAAATAAACGCATACAACTCAGAGCTTGCGCGTAATGCCGCGCTTTGGGGCGCAGCCGGAGATATGGC